AAGGCAAAACCCGAATTTCAACGTGTTCAAGATGGAATACCTTGTGGTGTCGATTCTACGTTAGTTCGGAAACATTATACAGATGCTGATGGAAATTATAATCCTCCAATGTTTGACGATATTTGGACAGTAACTATTGAACGTGCCGTAAAACCGGCTGAACTGTCAACTGTAGCACATTATAAGCCTATTACATACAATGGGAAGCTGATGGTTGATATTTCCATGGCTGAGTGTATTCAATGGGCTATTGATGATTTTCAAGCTCATCGATTGAACCAAGAATCAATATTGGAAAGCATGAAAGTGAGAGAAAGAGAAATTCAGATTTGCTCTCATGAAGGCTGTAAACATTTGAAAGGAAATTGTCCTTATCATGTTGAGCCTCAATTTGGTAGAGAAACTTTAAAATCATTTTGGAAGCTTTGGTATGCTTCGGATAAGTATAGAAAAGTAGATACTTTGTATGATCGCATTGATAAAGATGTATCTAATTTTATATATGACCGAGGAATGGATTTTCTTGATAAATGGGATTGGATTAAAGTTGTTCCTGCTCCCATATTAGATCATGAGGATGCTTACAAAGTGTTGAAATGGTTTTATGCCGAACGTCTTAAGCGCGATTATGTAGCTGAAATGAGGCGTTCAAGGTTTTTATTCCTTTTTATGATTTCATTCTGTTTTTTAACATTATCAGCTCGGACTGCTACGTATTGCACATTTTTTCTTTTTATTGAAATGGTTTTTCGTTTGCGTAATTTAGTTGAACATGTAGAAAAGAATTTGTATGAAGATCTTAAGAAGAGAAATATGGAGATCGCTCCAATGCTTAAACGACATCGTGATAAATATGCTAAATACATTTGTGGAGTTTCAATTGGAATTGCCGCATTATATGGTTTGGCTAAAGCATATCGTGCTTATCGATCTGAAGATCCTCATGGGTCTTTGGAACCTAAAACTAAGGAAGAGGTGCAAACTAGAGATAGTGAAGTGAACGTTTGGACACAAGTTGTTCCACGTGATCTTCCAATTACTGATATTTCTAAACGAATGTCAGCTGAACAGTTGAGTAATGTTGTTAAGAAATGTTTAGTGTATGGATCCATTCATCTTGATGATGGAAATGCCATGGTAAATGGTCTTATGTTAAGTTCTAATGTTATGTTAGTTCCGGATCATTATTTTGAACAGTATGGCGATATTTTGAATTGCACTTTTCGTAAACGCAATCCAGAAGCCAGTGGTGGCAAATTTGTAGCAAAACTTTGTAAGTCTGCTTCTCATCTTATTTCTGATTCAGATTTGAGAGTTTGTTATGTACCAACTGGTGGATCATTTAATAATATTGTGAATTATTTTCCAATTGGTGATATGCCAGGCGTTCCATTTATTATGAATTGGCGTAAGAAAGATGGTGAGACGATTATAGCTCGGGGTATGACTTCCCCAAGTATTGTAACTACTCACAAATCTTTTAAAGGTGGAATGTATAAGAATTTGACTATTAACACTTTTAACGGTTTGTGTGGTGCTCCACTTGTGTCTGACACAAATGGTAGTGTCATCCTTGGTGTTCACTTAGGTGGCACTGCAGGTACGCCTCGTGGGTGTTACGGAAGTATCACACAACAACAATTGTTTACTGCTTTTGCTGAATTAAGACGCATTGAAGGTGTAATACTTTCAGGAGGAGCTGGAAAATTTCGTACAACCGTTTTGGGAATTCAATTATTGAAGGATGACCCTTTACACAAGAAAAGTGCATTGAATTATCTTCCTGTTGACTCACAAATTGAGTATTATGGTTCTTGCCCAGGACGAGCGATGAGCAAATCCGATGTGAAAACCACACCCATTAGCGAACATATCATTGATGTTTGCGGTATACCAAATATATACCGTGGACCTAAATTAAATCCTGATTGGTATGGATGGCAAACGTGTTTGTCGAATTTAGCTGTTCCAGCACATCCATAT